TGTCCTTTTGTGCTATAAAGATGTCTGCAGAACTTATAAAAATGCCATCAGGATAAAATTCTTCTGGTATAGTAAAGGTTTGCGCAAGAGGGTCGTAACCGTATTCACAGACAATGTTAGGGTTGCTTCCATCACCGTGCACCACTGAAAGTCCACGGTTAACAATAGAAGCCGTTACAATAGCTGCACCCAATGCAACAGGACTGTCGAATTTACCATTAACATATTCAGTAAGCCAATAACTCCAGCCTCCTACTTCTGGTCGTCTCCCAATCCTTTGCTCGTATTGAGCAGTGATGAAATCTGCTATAGATAGTTCACCAGCTGTAAGTGATCTACCTATAGTTGTTTCGATGTCCGCAATAGCACTGGCTTTAGTATCGTTGGTAGTAAGGAAATATCCAGTTTCTACTTTTGAAGTCTCAATAAATCCTTTAGGCGTTCGCAACAACTCATAACGCTTAGTCATTGTTGTAGTAGTGGTATAGGTGTCTAACTTACCTCTAGAACTAAACGTGGTAGAAGCGTAAGAAGTTGCAAACTGCGGATTGATAAAGTTATCAACAAACAATACCTCTATAGTCCCAGCTTCGAATCTAAGACTGTCACCCTTAGAATTTGATAGGTCAGGCAGCACGGTAGCATTTGGATTTGCTGAATAAGCAGAGGCACTTAAAATTTGCCTTGTATTGGGAACCCAAAAGTAGCCACTTGCTGAGCCAAAGCTGTCTGTAATTATCTCTCGGTTTGTAATATCACTGTAATAAACTTGTTCGGCCCTGGTTGAGCTAAACGTATTAGGTGCCATCCACTGAGTACAATCAATCCCTCCTAAGAAAAGGTGTAGTTTGGTATTGGGTCTGGCTCCTTGAATTGTAAAATTAACTTTACGGGTTCGCATGTAAGGGTAAAAAACGCTTTCTGTAATTCTGGTGCTGGTTGAGGTGTCTGTTTCAACCTGTACAGATAATTTGGTTGCACTGAATTGTCCAGTAGTGGTAATTTGAGATGCCCAAACTCCAGGACCATCTACCGCAGTTGGATCGTTAGTACCTGCATACGAGCCTTCTACCTTTACAATATTTGGATCGCTCTGACTTGTTTGTTGCCAGTCTCCGTACTCATATCCATTACTACCTTTTATAAAGTCCTGAAGATATGTCAGGTGATCAAGGTTACCGTCTGAGTTAACCAACACACTTACATTTTTATTGTCAGTCCAAGAGTCTGATGATGGATCTAAGAATACGTTACCGGTAAAAGAAACGACTTGAAACGGATTTACATTTAAAGTATCAGAAGCAAGCTCTTGAGAAACAAAGTTTATTTCAGAGTATGGCAGTGTAAAAATTTTATTGTTATTAGTAAGACCGCTACCAGCTTGAGGAACTAACTCAGTTGAATCACTAGTAAAGGTAGGACGCATAACCTGTCGACGTCTATCAATAGATGCCTTATAATTCTTATCAAAAACATTACCTACTGAGTGACCTTTGAACGGATCAACTATAAACCCGTTCTTATATCTAGCATCTCCATTGTTATCAAGAAACTGAGTACTAGCAACTTGAGATTCAAGCAAATTCAAAGAAGTATAATATTCAAGTTTCTCTACTCTCTTTTCAATATTACCAATGTCCTTCATCGTGTATCGAGAGTTGTCCTCTAGCTTTATCCTTAAATCTTTTTCAGTGTACGTGTAAGGATTTACAAAGATAGTTGCCAGGAGCATTTGATCTTTATCAACTTCTGGAATTATGGGATTGTTCAGGGATGGAGTTCCAGAAGTGAGGATAAGATTACCTCCAGAATCCAGAGAGAGCTTGTGTACTATCTTCTTGTAGTAGCTGTAATCAGCTTCTGCTTCAAAGGTTTGAGAATCAACAATTTGATGGTTGTCAAAGGTTTTTGTAGAGTGATAGTAGTTAGCACTTGCGTCAGCTGTTCTAGTAGGTCTAAAATCCAAAGCGTCTCTTAGAGCAACCGTTCGCCCTCTTTCGTCTCTGTAGTACGGGATGTTGTTGTAATCGGGATAGCTTGCCTGGGAAAAGAAACCTAAACCACCGCCATGCGCATAGTAATCAAAGTCTACTAAAATTCGATTTGTGCTGGCAGCCAGACCAGGTTTTAGTGTAATGGTTGAATGATCATAGAACGCATCACGAGCATTACGGTTAAAATTAAAGTTGTTAGTGACATTTTGTATAGTTGTAGTAGCACTACTGTTAGCCGGAATAACCTGACCTGTATTAGAATTTACAAAAGTTGAGTTACCTTGATAGATCGCATTAATCTTTATTACATCAGCGTACCCAAGAGAAAGAGAGTTAGCTGAAGTTGGATATCCAAGAGCATACGTTTTGGTTGTATTTGTTCTGGTTTTTACTCGCCTAGTGTCGGCTGTAACATCTATTGTGGCATATATGTCAGCAGTACCGCTAAATGAAGCCTCATTCACATTAATTGTAGCTGACGCTGGGTTGCCTGGTGTAGCTGTTGGTGTTGTAACAGACCGGCCGGCGACCTCCATATCAACGTTCTCGCCCGTCGATATAGTTCCAGCACCGCCAGTTTTAACTACTACAATAAAGTTTTCAGTTGCAAGGCTACCCGCTCCCGAGGAAAATCTTTCAGAACCCCCCAGTGTCTGAATTGTAGCTGACCCACTAGAAAAGTTAACGTCAGAAAACTTTCGCTTAAATTTGTAATCAATGTTGCTAGTGTTTGCTACATGGGTGTGTGGAAACAAAAACAAACTTCTATTAAATTGTTTGTCGGATAAATTGACACTTGTAAAACTAAGAACGTTGTTTGCGTTGGTTACTGTTGCGTTTCGACTTAAAGTAACCGTATCGAACAAAATAGAGCTTACTGTGGTATTAGCTAGGATACCTGGACCGCTAACTACCTGCCCAACTTGTACTCCACCAGCACTGGTTAACCTTACAGAGGTTTTTCCTGCAGTGGTCCCTCCCGTCTTATTAAACGAAGTAATACTGTCAGAGTGAACCGCAGCATAGGCATTGCTCGAAGCAACTCTTATGCTTTTTATAGAATTAAAGTTCTTTTCACTACTAGTAATTCTAGTATCGTATAAAAACAACTTATACTTTCTCTGATCACTAGTTCCAGACAAGAATTCTAAATTTCGTACATGAGCTTCACCAATTTTTGAATCCGCATCTGGAACTAGTCTGGTGTGAAGTTCTACTCTAGCGCCTATATTCATTAACCCATTAGACAGAGTATTAGCTACTAAGTAGTTTCCGTAAAGAGTAGTAATCTTTTGTTCAGTAACTGTATCAAGCGCTCGAGATTTAGGAACCGCAACGTCAATGTTAGAACCGGTTCTAATTCTATATCCTTTAACGTAAGCAGTTCCAGGTGAAAATCTTGCCACGAGGTTAGCGGTCGTAGCCGAAGTATTGGCTATCGACAACTTTAAACCTTCTACTGCGTAATTACCGGACTCTTCGTAAGTTCGCTTTGCCAATACATCTGCGAGCGTGTTATAATCTGGAGCAGGACGTTTACGGATAAACTGTCCGTTCTTTACCCTAGCTACTTCAAAATAGTTGTTTGAAGTTAACGGAGGCGCATCAAGAGATGAAAGCGGTTTAGCAGTAACTGTCAGTTCTACCTTTAATCTGTCTGCACCAGGAGCAGTATAGTTATAACTGCCCCTTGCAGGATCTGTTAATGTACTATCATTATCACTAGTAACTAAGGTTTCTGTAGATGTAAATCCGATACTTACAATATGTTCTATGTTTGCTGCAACTGCAACAGTCTGCTTTGGAGCCCTAATAAACAGGCCTTTGTGGTAATAAACCGACTCATCTACCGAATACAAGAAACCTCTAGTTACTGGTCTTTTAGCAACAGTACTTTCTGCTGTAGATAAAACCTGAGCTGCGCCTGTGTTTGAAAAGAATACACCAGTGTTACTATTAATGTACGATGAGCTAAAATCTATAACGTCGTTATTAGAGACAATAGAATAGTAGATAGAGGAATTGGATGTAGTGTTAGCACTCTGTAAATATTGAACGTAAATTAAGTCGTTGTCACCGCCTGCAGCAGGCACAGCCTTTTTAACGTAAAATAAATCTTGTGAATTACGGCTCCTAGCATACTTTCCTTCAAAACTAGAAACGTTAATTGCAACACCGCCATATGTCGACTTTAATCTTAAAACACCTACTTGGTCTAGTACTTCCGATGAACCACTAACCTGCGAACCATCTTTAAAAATATGATTACCAAAACGATGAATTTGGTTTTGCAAGATTGTCTGCTGTTGTGTTAGCTCTCTAGCCTGTACGGCAAATCCTGGACGATATAATACACGATGAAAGTTTTTAGTTTCATCGTAATCGTCGTAGTATGGATCTACGTTGAAGTTAGTTACTAGGTTGTTGTTAGCAGTCATATCTGTTTCTCTTTATCAAAACTTTGCAGTGATAGTAAAGTTTTCTGTTTGATCTACGTCTCTTTCTATTGGAGGTTGTGTTACCATGTAAATCATTCTGCCGCTGTATGGTACTAAATCTGGTAACGTAATACCTTGCACTATAGCTGAAATACCCGAGTTGTTAGCTGAAATGGTTTCGCTGTTAGCAAAGGCCCCGCTCGGATACGCCAAATGAACCACACCAGTCGTACCAGCTAAGTTTGTATTAGCAAAGTGTACAACCCTTCCTCGCGCACCTGACGTCGCACCTTTTACAAATTCATCTTGAGTAAAGGTACCTGTCACCGAATTAACAGTTAATCTAAGCGTCTGATCGTATCTTAAATTACTTGCGACACCACCTGTTGCTCTTACTTTAGGGTCTTTAATTATACCATAAATTCTAAACTGGTTGTTGGCAGCAAAGAAGCCGCCCTCTATTCCATCTACCTCAATGTTCATTGTCACGTTTTTAGCAAACAACTCATTAATTGGATCTGCTCCGTGACCGCCAACATCTGGTAAGTATGCTACGGCAGTAGCACCTGATCCGTACGAAGGATTAGCTGATATTACAACCCTAGCTCTTGAATAACTAGAACCGTCAGTAATAGACGTAATCTTAGTTATAGCGCCAGATTGTACGTTAGCATATGCCGAAGCTCCGTTACCATCTCCGACTATATTTATTCGAGGACCAATGTGGTATGTGCTAGAAGTATTCGGTGATACGGTAAAAGCGTTGTTTACAGTAAGCAATTTTGTAGAAGCATTGTAACCAGTAATAATTCTTAACTGGCCAGCACCAAGGCCGCTTGAGATAAAGATGGTTGATCCGTTGTATACGTTATCAGTACCAAACCCACTATTAGCAATAGTGACCTGAGAAGTACTTGAAATACCAGCAAAGGTTCCTTTATTCTCTAAGTACCCCGTGCCCCCACTAGTTACTTCGTAAATTGGTACAGAACCATTAGCCGCTGCCTGCTGTACCGCCCACTGCGCGCTGCCATCATCTGCAATCAACGTTTTAACTGGAATATGGTTAAGACCCCCAAACCGATTCATATCAGCTTGGCTAATGTCATACATAAACTTCCATTTATATCCATCACTGGTGGTAATAACTGATGTTGATCTACCAGTAGGAACTATGGTACTAGGAGCACTGTTTGAGTTGAACAGGCATTTGTATACTTCGTTGTTACTTGTAATAACATAGAAGTTACTTGTAGCTAGGTTTCCATTTTGATCACTGTATTCTGTGTAAACTGTATTCGTAGTCCACAGATACTTTGTAGCAGCCATTGAAACGTTGTTATTAGAAACCTTTTTAAGAGCAGTCATTCCTCGCCAGATATTTCTATCAGACAATACCGAGTCGCTGAGAGAGGGAGGACTAGACTCTGTATCCCATTCATCAATTCTAGAATAGAACAAGTACATTTGAGATGGATCTGACTCATCAAATCCTTCTTTAAACTGCAACGCAGTATGTACGTTAAATTTTTTGCTAACTAAGGTCGCCATCTTTAAATGTTACCATCGTAGATATATCTGAATACACCATTAGACATCGTGCCACCTGTAAATGCGGTGTTAAGTGAGAATACGGTGTTGCTGAATACAGTATTAACTATATATGTCGTGTTGCCAGACGTGCCTGGTATTACGTCTTCAATTTCAATCTGTGAACCACCCTTCAAGAATGTAATAAAGTTGTTGCCGCCATCACCCTGTACAACGAATGGTGTGCCGATAATAACTGGGTCATCCAAGTAGTCTGTAATTGGTGTAGGCAGATAAGGTGCAATTACATTACTATTTGATACGTAAATGAATCCACCAGCTTCAAGATATACATCTTCAGCTGCATCTACATTTACTACCAACGTAGATTCAATAGATGCAACTATTACATCAGTGAATACAAAGTGAGAACCAATTGTAGCAAGAGGTCCAATACTTGGTATACCTGTCTTACCACCAATCAAATCTGTCGTAAGCGAAGCTTCAACGGTAAACCCAGTTAGATCAATTTCAGTTTCTAGATCAATCTGACCAAATAGTTTTGTACCAGCTGGGTGAATAACATCGCGGACAATGTTTCTATACGTCTTTAAAGCAGTTTGTGATCTTACTACGTAACTAAATTCTTGATAATAATAATTGTCTTGTAACCTTTGATCCCAACTCAAGAATCCCTTGGTATCTTTATAGCTACCTGTCTCTGCAATAACACCCGACACAACTGGGTCGCCAGTAGCATCTGTCGTACCAGATCTTGTATTGTTGGTAACCGTTATTGCATTAATGGCATTATACAACCTACCACGGTTAGTAACAGTAACATCTGTAATTGATCCAGGTATGAATGCTGCTTGTATAATAGCATTGCGACCTTTAAATCCACCAGAGCCGTCCGGAAGATCAAGGCGCGATATCGTGCTATCAACTGCTGATACTAGCGGTAGTGTGTTATTAGCATAGTTACCTGTGGTAATTGATATAGCGCTAATCTTACCAGCCTGTACACTAATTGTTCCAAGAGCAGCACTCAATGCAGTAGATGAATTTGACGATGCAAGATTAGAACTGATTACACCTGAATTCGAACTAAAGGTAGGTCCGTATCCAATTGGAGTGTTTGATAGACCCTGAATAGTATCGGTGTATGAGAAAATAGTTTCAAGATTAGATACTGCTGTTACAGTAACTGATCCAGTCAAGCCAGCATTAGGTATACCACCAGATACGATAGTTACGGTATTACCAACGCTATAACCACTACCACCATTAATGATATTAAAGGTTACTACTTCATTGGTAGTTTGACTGACAACACCAGTAGCCCCAGTACCTGTTGCACTAGAGAATGTAACGCTATCTCCAACCTGGTGGCCTGTACCACCTTGAGAACTTGTAGTACCAAATGTTACATCACTGAGAGGACCAACAGTATTAACAACGAATCCACTCAAACCACCAGAAGCTGTTACTTGCTCAAGGTCTTGAAAAGTACCAGATACTTCAGTAAGCCTTAATCTTTTTACTTCAATACCACTTTCAAATACAGTAAGTACTTTTAATACCTTACCGGTTGCACCAGAGGTTGTACCCGTAATGATCTTACCTACAGCAGTATCAAAATCACCAGCAAACGGAGCACCAAGACGTACAATAGTATCTTGAGTCCACCTTCCATCAGAAGCCCTAAGTATATTTTCACTAGGCTTATAGATCGATACATTCTGATTATACAGAATACGGAATAGTAGGTTATATGCAGCCGCGGACCCTTTTGCGCGATACAAATCTTTTATTCGTTTTGCGACTAGTCTTTTATCCGCTAATACATTCTCAGGAAAATCTACCAGCACCTCTCTCTTAAAGTACTCATAAAACCTTTGTAAGTCCGTAGTATCAATATCACGGTAATTTAAATGATTCTTACTAGCGTCTGTAACTTGGCCAGTAGTCTCCATCCACTCATAATACGCTTTTAAGAACGCAACGAGATTAGGACCCTCTTCTAACAGATATCCGGGTACCTGACTTTCTACTAATGTCGATATTTTTTTATCGGTAGCCATTTAGTACGTCGATGATACTGATACTACACCTGTCTCAGTAGAAACAGTTGTTTGATTAGTAGATGTGAGTGATCTAGAGAAAGCCTCACTCGCATCGGTGTTATTATTAACAATAGAGACAGTAGCATCAGCAAGCTGCACAATCTGACTTCTTACAGACTTGACTACTTGATCTCTAGGCACTGCATT